TTAAATTAAAAGTAGTACCATCTGCATAATTAGGTGGCAAATCAAAATCATATTGTCTTTGGTAAGGGTTACCAGTTCTTCCCTTTATTCCAAGATTTCCATCAGAAGAACCATCTTGATCAGAGTCATTGTCAGGATCAATACTTACAAAATCAGTATTAGGATTTGTACCACCATCAACTCTGTACTCAATTCTAAAGAAAACCTTTACTGGGTTTATATCTCCCTCTTTAGTAAATTCTTGTAAAGCAGGAATATTAATTATTACTTTTATCTTGTCTGCATTAGGAAAATTAGAAATAGTAAAATTTCTATCAACTGGACTATCTTGTGCAATACTTCCACTATTGACAGTAACTTCTTCTCTTGTTGCAAAAAAACCACCTATTATATTTTGATTAACAGTTCCTACTCTTTGAAGAATTTGAACATTATCAAAATTAACTTGATCTTCATCAAATTCTTCTGTTTCAGCATTTAGTTCGGCATCTTCATCGACAATAGGAGTATCATCTAAATAAACATCTTTTTGTGCGTGTTTACTATATGCTACAGACGGAAAAGATACACCTAAATCTAAAGGAGATGGAAAGCCCTCTATTTGACCTTCACAAATAGCGTCTAATATTTTAACAGTAGCAAGACTATCTAAAGTGTCTTTAGATTCTTCCGTCCCACCACCACTTTTACCGCCAAAACCACCGCTACCACTAATAATGTCTAAATTTTTTTCTTCCATTAGTTATCCATTACGTTAATTCCGGCTGAAATTACCACAGATCCAACCATGCGTTCTCCGTATAAAACTGGAACTGGTCCTCCTGCAAGATTAGTATTTACAGGGCTGTTAAATTGAAAACTGTTTGGTTCTTCAGTGGTATCTCCTGGAATTGGTGTTAGCATTTGTGATACACCACTTAAAACTAAATATCCACCAACGTAAGCTGTAGATTTAGCTAACAGTCCAACTTTTGCTAACTTTCCTAGTTTTATTCCTTCCATTAAAGTTAAATTACTTCCTACTGCTGGCATCATAAATGCACCTACTATTAACGCAGCACCTAGTATAACTCGACCAAATCCTCTTCCCTTACCACTAATGACAGGTACAATTTTTATATCCGATTGACCTGTAGGAAAATGTATTTCTTCTAAAGTTCTTGGTTTTTCATTTACTATAACTTTATAACTTTTGTCCATCATATAATTTTCTGCCCGTGGATAGTTTCCAATCAAACATTTGACCGCATCTGCAACTGTATGAGCTTCAGTTTCTATCTCTTTAACGCCTACAAACTCTGCTAAATCTCCATACAGTTTAATTTTACGAGGACAGTCCAACATACCTGATAATCTTGCCTGTAATGCTTCTATAATACCTATTGTACTCTTCTTTGCACGATAATCTTCCCTGCGGATGATGCAGTAACATATTATTTTCACATAAAACAGCAATGTGATTTAAACCATTACCAGAAAAGTTCATTAACGGACAATCATATAACTGTAAAGGTTCATCATCTTCTAACGCTCTAAATCCTCCTTTTTCATAACACTCTTCAAATATTGGATTAAAAGCAAAATATTCTGGATCGTTTGGCTTTTCAAAATCAATAAGATTAATATTCAATTCTGCTTTATAAAATTCTCTGACAAGTTGCCAACAGTTTGTATGTTCCCAAGTCCACGGTCTACCTAATAATGATTGCTTATACTCTTTAGGAATAAAATCATACCACTCTTCAGTATGTGGATTTACTATATACCAATGTTTATTTGTTCTCGCTGCTGATACTCTATCTGCTGGACTAGCATAAGCACTCGTAATGGGATGAGAATGTACTATACCTTGTATTGCTTCGTTGCCATATTGATCTTCTATATCAGCGTAATCTGCTGGACTTAAAATAAATTGATCTGTTGGTATCTGTGCTAAATTTCTACATTTTTTATAAACTAATTTACCTTTTACATTGACTAACAGCCCACAGATTTCTCTAGGACTTTCTTTTAAAGCATCTTCAATAACTTTTTTCTGCCAATAGATCAATTATAAAAATCTCCAATACCAGGAAAATCTCCTGGCAAAAACTGTCGTTTTGGTAATTTTACATTAAAATTATCTATTGCAGCAGCTAGTTCAAAAGATACTATATTTCTGGTTTCAACTAATTTTCTAGCTATTTGAAATTCCTCAATAGGAAATTCCATATTGCCATCAGGTGTGCCGTAAGGATTACTTCCTGTAAAATTAGCACTTGGTAAAAATTCAGCAAGTGTTCTTCTTCTTTTTAATGTTGCACCTACTAAATCATTAGCAGGAGTTTCACTATTTACCGCATTTAGTACGTTAGACATATTACCAATACTTAATGCAATAATTTCCAAATTACTAATAGTTAAAGTAGGTCTTGGTAACTGTTTTGGATCATATTTAAAACCAGTTGCCTCTATAGGCATCCTGTAATATGTATTTCCGTTCCAAACAATATTGTCGAATAACTGTGCTGGTTCAGCACTTGACTTGTCTTTTGTATTGTTATGAAATCTTATTGTTGAAACATTTGCACCTGTAGCGTCTTGAATAGATGCAGTTCCATGCAAAATTGGATTTAATGTAAGCTCAAATAATTCTATAATCGGGCTAGGATTAACAGATTGTAAACTGGAAGTTGGTACTGGCATTATGGTTCAAATACTTGTCTAAATGTAACCTGTACTCTTGCTCTGTTTAAATAAGGTACAGTTTTGTTATAACCACCTTCCACTACAAAGTTCATGGCACTTTCACCTGGAACTGTATAAGTGAAGTTTGCTCCTGTTACAGCAATAGTGTCAAAAAAGTTAGTTAATGTATCCGCATCAGTTTCACTTACTTCAAAAGTAAGATTAAATATTTTTGGATTTTGATTAAGACCAAAAGAAATTCGATGTTCATATCCATCACCAAAAGAAACAACACGAGTATTAGGTGCGTTTGATTTTTTAAAGTTGTATTTTGGTACAAAAGCTGTACCTGCTGCTGTGTTGGGTAGGTTAGCCATTAGTTATATAATATACCTCCTGGTCTTTTTTGTTGTATTAATTCTGCCTGTATAGCCTGTGATATTGCTTCTCCTAACTGCTCTGCTTGACCTGCATCTCCTTCTACTGACGATCCAGAGGCATCTACATTTACGCTTACATTTGTAGAGCCTCCGAGAGCATGATTCGGTGTAATACCTCCAGAAACACCTGGAGTAAATACTTCTGGACCACGCTCTCCTACAATATAACTTCTTCCTCCTTTTACTGGACCACCATTTGCTTTAAACATTCCCAATAGACCACCTGTTACGGAACCTCCTGCAAAATTTCCAAAAATAGCCAGGTTTAAAAAAGCATCTGTCATTTTATCTAACACACCCGTCAATACATCATTTAAACTTGCTGTTCCTTTAATTAGATCTTTTATTCCGTTTCCTATATCCACTACTATTGTGTCCTTAAGCTGTTCAAATGATTCACTAACTAATCTTGCATTGTCCACCAGATTTTTAGCTTCTCTATTCTTTTTAATCAACTGTTCTACGGTCAACTCGCCTGTTTCCAGTAGTTTTAACTCTTCTTCGTTTAGACCCTCTGTAATAGACTGTATCTCTCTTTGTAATTCAGCTTCTTCATACCCTACCTCTAATATTGACTCCGCAAATTCCATCTCCTTTTGCATAGCGTTTATTTTTTTCTGGGCATTAGCAACTCTCTGAGCATCTATTTCAACTATTTTATTTGCAGGATCGTCTTTATCTGGACCTTCCCCACCGACTAATTTTGATTCTGGATTTACCTGTTTAACAAGACTAAATTTTCTCAATGCCTGAAGTTCTGGGTTTGAAAGATTGTTAAGACCCTCGGATTGAAGAACGGCTCTTGCTGCTACATCACCTGGGTTTATCTGTAAATCATTTGCAGCTTTAAATATTCTATCTAACTGACCTTGGCTTAAAAGCTTAAGCACTTCGCCAAACTCCTCTACAAATGTTTCTTCTTTTCCACCAAACCGTACATCTCCTTTACCCTTTCCTAAAGACACGCTTTTGCCCTGATCCAGGGTATCATTTACCATTTCTAAAAACTTAGTTAACGGTCCAGCAAGCAATAATTGTAGATTTATTGTGAGTTCTGCCACAGTTTTGTCTAATTCTTTAGAAGCCTCTCCTGCTCTTCTTAATTTCTCTGCTCCTCCTTCTCCTAAAACTGCTGTTAACTCTTCGGATAATAAGGTAGCTAGTTTTTCACGCTCTCCCAGTGCTTGCAGTACCTTTGCTCTAGCTTCGGTTTGTTTACTACTGAATAGAGATTTTTCACTTAATAAAGTAAACTGACCGTCTAACGTAGTTAATGATTTTCCTAATTCCCTTACACCATTCATTATGTTTGTAAGAGACTGAACTACTGCTGTTGCTGCGATACCTCCTGCAAATCCACCCATCTGACCAAACATTCCACCTATACCACCACCTAAAGCTCCTGCTGCTGCGGTCACTGGGCCCTGACCAAATAACAGAGGAAAACCACCACTTATCATCGCACTTCCAAAGTCAAAACCTCTAGTTGGCTGCATCCCTTGAGGTAATGATCTAGCAAGCCCTCCAACAAAAGGATTATTCATAAATGTTCTCTTGCCTTGGGCATCACGAGATTGTCTATCAGATAGTCTGCTAAAAGGCCCTTGAGCAGCGGACTCTTTGACAGTCATTCTGTTAGCTTCCATTCTTTCCTTATTTTGTAATCTCAGTATTTTTAACTTGCCTTCTTCTTTTGTTATCGCTCTTCCTATTTCTCTATTTAGTTTTTTGATAGTTCCAAACTGTTTCTTATTCTGAGCGTCTACTAGCTCGCCCATTTTTGCTCTTATTTTTGTAGTTTTTACTCCTTTAGCTTCTAGTTCTCTTAACTTCATCTCTATACCAAGTCTTTTCTGAGACTGTTTGGTAATGGTGTCGATACTCATGGCTACCTGACCAGCACCTTTTGTTAGTCCTGGAGGAGCCATCTGAGGCCCGTACCTGTCATCAAAAGCTTTAAATTTTACGGGTGCTCCTTTTAACAACTTTTCTCTATCTTTTGCCCTGGCTTTGTCTATTTCATCAAATTCCTTTTGTGCTGCTGCCTGTTTCTTAGCTGCTGCGATTAACAGTTCAGCCTGACCTAGTTCCTGTTTTACTAAGTTAAAGTTCTTACGCTGTATATTAAGCCCAGCCTCACTAAGATGATTCAACAGTTTTTGGTTATTTCGTAAACCTAAAGTTTTATCAAGTGATCTTTTTTTAATATCTTCAATTTTCTTTTCAAAACTTAAAGCAGTGGTTCGATCTTTTGTTGCCTGACTCGTATTTAATCTTCCTAAATTATTTGGGTCTAAAATCTTAATACCCTTTTGTTCAGCTTTTAGCATTTCAGTGCTAGGAAGTGCTCGTGGTCCTACATTTGCGGAGTCAATACGAACAGCAACTTTACCTGAGAGTCTATTTAAACCTGCTTCTGTTCTTTTCAATCCAATAAGTTTTGATAAAGTTCTAACTCGGTCTTTATCTATTCCTGCGTTTTTTGCATTTGTCTGTACTTGTTTTTCTAAATTTCTTAATTCATCAGCAACAAACTTATTAGCTGATCTGGCTGTTTCCAGCCTTCCTTTATCTGTATGCCTAGCTGCATTTTTAAGTTCCAGCCGTAATCTATCTAATTTAAGACCTTGTTCTTCGTGCTTTCTTACCTGCTCACCCAATCTTCGGGTAATCTTCATGGTCGCAAATTTTCTATCCTGCAACTGAAGCTGTTGCTTCTGGAGCATTACCGCTTTAGACTCTATTGCTATAGGTTTATTTAGGCTTCTTCTAAGTCTATTTACACGTTTCTCCAGTACGTCTATCGCATCTCTGGCTTTTTTAGTATCTAAATTTATATTTACGCTATAATTTGCAGCCACTTATACTAAAAAAAAATTACTACATAAAATAATCTTAGCGTACTTTGCGTGTTTGGGCTTGCCTTCTTGCTTTTTCGTAAGCTTCGTTTTCCCTTTCGCTTTTTAAATCAAAGTAGGCACTCCATCCATATAGCTCTTCAACAGACATTTTATTTTTCAGTTCTTTAAGTGTGTAACCAAGAGTTTCTGCAATAAAAAACTGGAGATAAATAAAGTTATTGTTTTTTAATTTAGCTTTTTACGGCATCAGGAGTAGCCTCCTCACCCATTCCCTGCATCTTAGTCATCATATCCAAGAGAATTGACATTGGTATCTCTCTTCTTAATACAGGTAAATCGGCTGCTGTAAACATTTTTGTACCTGACTCATCCTCAGCTTTTGTAATAATAACTTGTAGGGCAAAGTCAAGACTACCTTCTTCTTTGCCTTTGTTCATGGCTATTAGTGTACTGTTTATAGTGTCTCTGTCAGCTATCGTAAGTGGCGACCAAAACACCTTTAATACAACTTCTTTACCCTTTAAAATAGAGTAACTACTACGTTCTTCGACATTAAAAGCTGCCTTTAGTTTGTCGATTGCTCTTGCTGATGCCATAAAAAATTGTATCTATTCCTGTAGTATAGCTTATTAAGTGAAACTTACATTTTTACTTCTAAATGTTTCAGACATTGCCAATGCAATAGCAAAATGGTAATTTTTATTTTTCATATAAATTTTATACCAATCAGGACTTTGACTGGGAGGAGTTATTGCTTTTACTAATGTTGAATGTTCAAAATATGTTACTCCTTTAGGATCTCCCACAGGTGCCTTGGCCTGTGGATTATTAACAGCAAATCCAGCGTATTCAGCTTCGTTACCTATGTAAAGAGTTTTATCTAACGAAACACTCTTTGGTTTTTGTCTTTTAGGTAGTTTACGATTCGTTCTTATCTGGTCGTAAGTTGTTCCTGACATTCCAGCTTCTCCGTCATCCTGCCAATGTAAGGGTGCATCAAAACCTTGAATTTCTCCATTGTCTATTGACTCTCGTTTACGGGATTTTTTAATGGGTTGCACTGGAGTTTCACTTATTTTCCAACTTGTAGCAAAATGTCCTGTCCACCATGGACCTGCTGCTTGTAGATCTTGTACCATTATTGACGCTACTTTACCTTTAAGCCTTATCATGTCCTTCTCCAGGTCAGCAGCAAGGTGTGAAATATCTTTACTAGGCATTTGCGGTAAAAGTACAGCTAACTACAGATAAAAAGTGACTTTCTCTTTCTGTGGTTACAGAAGTTGGGCCAGCTATCTGGGAAACACGGGGAGACACGGAAAAAGTGTCGTTGTATGTTGATGAGTTTACTGAAGTTAATCCATCTATTATTGACTCAGCTATTTCGG